TAATAACTGGATCGGCTTTGTTATCCACCACGCCCCCGGGCCGATGCTCGCCGTGTTGCCCACGGTAGAGATGGCGAAGCGGACCTCACGCGGGCGGATCGATCCGCTGATTGAAGAAAGCCCGGCGCTAAAGGAGCGCGTCAGTCCAGCCCGCTCGCGCGATGCGGGCAATTCGATGCTGTCCAAGGAGTTCCCCGGCGGCATTCTGGTGCTGACCGGGGCGAATTCGGCGACGGGCCTGCGCTCGATGCCCGCGCGCTATGTCTTCCTCGATGAGGTCGATGCCTATCCGGCCTCGGCGGACGAGGAAGGCGATCCGGTCAGTCTGGCAGAGGCGCGCACCACGACCTTCGCGCACAGGCGCAAGGTGTTCATGGTCTCGACGCCCACGATCCGGGGGCTGAGCCGGATTGAACGCGAGTTTGAGGCGAGTGATCAGCGGCGGTATTTTGTCCCGTGCCCGCATTGCGGCCACATGCAATGGCTGCTGTTTGAACGGCTGCGCTGGGACAAGGGGCAGCCTGACACCACAGCCTACCACTGCGCAGGCTGCGAACGCCCGATCGCGGAGCACCACAAAACAGACATGCTGGCACAGGGCGAATGGCGCGCTACCGCTGTTAGCACCGATCCGAACGCGATTGGCTTCCACATCTCAGCGCTCTATTCGCCGATCGGCTGGAAGAGCTGGGAACAGGTCGCACGGGAGTGGCTGGCAGCGCAGGGCTCCGACGAGATGCTGCGCGCCGCGCGCAACACGCTGTTAGGCGAAACCTGGATTGAGAGCGGGGAGGCCCCGGAATGGCAACGGCTGGCAGACCGACGCATCACCTTCCCTGCGCAGATCCCCGCAGGTGGGTTGTTCCTGACGGCGGGTGCGGACGTACAAAAGGACCGCATCGAGGTCGATGTCTGGGCCTGGGGGCGCGGTCTGGAAAGCTGGCTGGTCGATCACATTGTCATCCCCGGGGGGCCGGACGATCCAGCGTGCTGGGAGAGGCTGACGGCGTTGCTGAGCCAGACCTGGACGCACCAGAACGGCGCGATCATGACGCTGGCAAAGCTGGCGATCGACACCGGCTACGAGTCCGCCGCTGTCTATGGCTGGGCGCGCAAGCAGGGCATTGCGCAGGTCGCACCCGTCAAGGGCCTGGAAGGCTTCAACCGGGCCACGCCAGTCTCGGGCCCAACCTTCGTTGATGCGACCGTGAATGGGCGGAAACTAAAACGCGGGGCCCGGCTCTGGACTGTGGCCACAGCGACATTCAAGGCTGAGACTTATCGTTATCTTCGGATCGAGAAGCTGTCGGATGAAGATCGCGCGCTGGGCGTGGCACCGCCTGCCGGGACCATTCACCTGCCTGATTGGGTGGACAGCGAATGGTTGAAACAGCTGGTGGGTGAACAGCTGGTGACGATCCGCAACAAGCGGGGCTACGCGCGTCAGGAATGGCAAAAAATGCGCGAACGCAACGAGGCCCTGGATACCCGTGTCTATGCACGCGCCGCCGTTTGGATCCTCGGCGCCGACCGCTTTGATGAGCGCATGTGGCGGCAGCTCGAGAAACAGGCCGGGGTCGAGACCGTGGCTGTCGCACCGAACGGCGAACCCGAGAAACCAAACAGCCCGCAAGCCGGGCAAGTGACAGCACCAAGGCGGCGCGGCTGGAAGATCAGCACGCCTCGATACATGGAGTGATCAGAAACCAGAGAATACCATATCGAGAGCACCGCGGATTTCATAATCAGAGGCCGAAAGATCAGCGACAGGCTCTCCATTTAGTAGCGCAGATGGAATCGCGGCCATCTCGGCGGTGTGCAGAACGAAAGGCGTGCCCTCGATTTTGAAGATTGGCTCAAGTCGCCCGATCGCCTTTGGCCCCGAAGCTACCGGGAGGAGTGGGGCAACCACGCGTGTACCAGTCTCGATCAGATCGGTCTGGAGGTCGAGCACAAGCCGGTCGCCCGGGACGCGATAGACATGGAACTGCGCCATCAGCCGAGCTTCAGGACCTGGAGATCGGCCAAAGGCGTCCCGTTCGCTTCGATCCACGCACGGCGGTCAGCGATTACTGTCGCGTTCTCTTCAGCCCAAGCCTTCGCCTTGGCCCTACGGACAGCCTCTGCGACGGCAGCGTCGCTGATCGCGGAAACATTGAGCCCCAACTCCCGTGCCGCGGCCAGATTCGTGGCCGTCAAGGTAATGTTGGTGCGCTGCTTTTCTGCTTTGGCTTGCTGCATTGGGCCCTCCAGACATATATGAAACATACACACTATAAGTGTGCAAAACAAGAGACCTCCATGACCCTCGATGAGCTGAAACTCCGCCACAGCGCCCTGCTGGCCGCGCGCTACAGCGGCACGCGGTCAGTCAGCTATGATGGCAAGACCGTGAATTACGGCACGGATGCGGAGCTTGCCGCGGCGATCAGCGATATTGAGCGGCGCGTGGCCAAGCTGGAGCGCGGCGCTGGGCGTATCCTTCGCCCCAATGCCGTGAAGGATCTGTGATGAACTGGCGACAGCGTCTCGGTGCTTTCGTCGGTGGGTTTGATGCAGGCCAGCAGCACCGGCGGCTGCGCGGGTTCCAGGCGACGCGCGCGCACGTAAATGCGCTCATCGCAGCTTCAGGTCCGGACATCACCGCCCGCGCGCGCTGGCTGGTGCGCAACAACGGCTATGCCGTGAATGCGGTTGAAAGCTGGGCGGCGAACACCGTGGGCGATGGCATCAAGCCGATCTCGAAGATTGCGGATGCATCCAGCAAAGAGGAGCTGCAGCGCCTCTGGCTCGCATGGACAGATGAGGCGGACGCAGAGGGTCTGACTGATTTCTACGGGCTGCAGCGCAGGGCCGCGCGCGAAGTGTTCATGGCAGGCGAGGTGTTCTTCCGGATCCGGATGCGCCGGGCGGGCGATGGGCTGACGGTGCCTCTGCAGCTGCAGATGCTGCCTGCGGAGATGTTGCCGCTGGAGCAAACGGGCATCGCTGCGAACGGCAATGCAATCCGTCAGGGCATCGAATTCGACCGGATCGGACGCCGCGTGGCCTATCACTTCCTGCGCCGACATCCCGGCGACAGCACCGACCCAGGGCTGGCGGGTGATATTGTCCGCGTGCCTGCTTCGGAAGTCATCCATGTGATCGACCCGGTCGAGGGCGGGCAGCTGCGCGGGGTGTCAAAACTGGCCCCGGCCATCGTGAAGCTGTTTCTGCTCGATCAGTACGACGATGCTGAACTCGACCGCAAAAAGGTCGCGGCGATGTATGCCATGTTTGTGACCTCGCCCGCGCCGGAGAACCCGCTAGCCCCAGCCGAGGACGAGGATATGCCAGCGGGCGTCGAGATCAGCCCGGGCCAGATCGTGCGGCTCGATCCGGGTGAGGACGTAACCGTGGGCCAGCCCGCCGACAGCGGCGCGACCTACGAGCCGTTTCAGTACCGCACATTGCTGCAAATCTCAGCAGCGCTGGGTATCCCCTATCCCTATCTCGCCAATGACATGGTGAAGGGGAACTTCTCAAACTCACGCCTGGCGCTGATCGAATTCCGCCGCCGCGTTTCGGCCTGGCAGCATTCGGTCATGGTCTACCAGCTCTGCCGTCCAATCTATGCGCGCTGGATGGATGCGGCGATCTTATCAGGCGGGCTGACGCTGGCCGACTATGAAGCCAACCGCGTGCGGCTGCTCACGGCTGACTGGCTGCCGACCAAATGGGACTGGGTCGATCCACTCAAAGACGCCAACGCTGAAATCGCTCAGATCGAGGCAGGCCTGAAATCCCGCACACAAGCCATTGCCGAGCGCGGCTATGACGCGGAACAGGTCGACCGCGAGATCGCGGCGGAGCGGGAGCGCGAGCGATTGCTGGGGCTGGACTTCCGCCGCCCGGGATCACCTGCGCAAGGCGTAAAGGCGGTGCCAAGCTCGGATGAAGATGACGGCGAAGACACCGAACCGGCAGAAGAAACCGATGCCGTGGAAGACAATCCGCGCAATTCTGAGGACCAGCCCTGATGCTCCATTCCCGCATTGCCACGCGCGCCTTCAACACGCCGCTGCTGGTTGAGCCCTCGAAGGCTATGGCGTTTCTGTCGGGGCTAGGACCGCGCATTCTCGGGCGACAGGTCGAGATGGTGGAGCCGGATGGCGCGAGCGAGGGCGGAGTGCTTCTACCCGCCAGCGCCAGCATCCTCGCCGGAAACCTCTCCGGACGTTTGCACCAGCATGGTGATGCACCCTATCCGGTCGTGGACGGCATCGCCGTGATCGAGATCTCCGGCGTGTTGATCCATCGCGGCGGCTGGATTGGCCAGTCCTCTGGCCAGACCAGCTATGAAGGGATCGCAGCGCAAATCGACGCGGCGGCGGGGGACCCGTCTGTGCGCGGCCTTGCGTTGGAAATTGACAGTTTTGGGGGTGAAGTCGCGGGGATATTCGACCTCGCAGATCGCATTCGTGCAATTCGTGCCACTAAACCTGTCTGGGCTTTTGTAGCTGAACACGCTTTCTCTGCAGGATACGCGCTAGCCAGCCAGGCTGATCGCATTCTGCTACCACGTACTGGAGCCGTTGGCAGCATCGGTGTCGTCGTTATGCATGCCGACCTCAGTGACGAGCTTGATCAGGACGGTGTGCGCGTGACCTTGATCCATTCAGGGCGGCATAAAGTGGATGGCAATCCGTATCAGCCCCTGCCTGATGCCGTTCGTGATGACATCCAGCGCGAGATCGATGTGTTGCGGTTCCTCTTTACGGAGACCGTCGCTGCAGGACGTGCGGAACGGTTAAGCCAGGAGGCCGCCCTCGCAACCGAAGCCGCAACCTACCGCGGGGCGGATGCTGTTGCCGCGGGTCTCGCCGATGAGGTCATCGATCTGCAGCGCGGCTTTGCTGCCTTCCGACAGCGCGTGGCAAACACGCCAACACTGACCCCCGCGCGCGCATCGCGTGCGACAGCACTCCAGTCCCGCAAACCAACCCAACCGAAAAAGGAGGCACAGATGGCCACCCAAACTGACACCACGGACAGCACTGCAGAGAATGATGCTGAAGATACCCTGCGAGAAGAAACTCCCGATGAGGCAACAATTCCGCAGGATGGTCTTTCCACCGTCGGTGATGATCAACCTGCCGCCCCGGCCATGCCCCCTGCGGCACCCGCACCGCCGGTCTCGAACGCAGCGCAGCCGGGCAATCTGGCTGAGTTATCGGCAAAACTGCGCAACGAGGCCGCAGACATTGCCGAGATTGCAGCACAAGCTGGACGGCTTGGCATCGCAATAGACGCCGCAAAGGCCCTGCGCGAAGGCACGGCCCCCGAAGCCTTGCGCCGCCTGGTTCTGGAACGCGCCAGCGCCGCGGCGGATGCCCGCGATATCGTGGCAGCGCCGCCATCGCCGGTCATCCCCAAAAGCGCCGAAAGCCCGATCGTGGCCGCCGCTAAACGCGCGGCCTCTGCAGGTGCAAAGGGCTGAAACCCCTCACATCCCTGAAACCCTGCCACCTGATCCCCCGCCGCTCCACCCCGGCGGGGGATTTCTTTTTTCACCCAGATCACAAGGATCCCCGACATGACCATCCTGACCCAGCCGCCCACCATGGGCGATGTTCTCAAATATGAGGTCAACCCCAACTTCACACGCGAAACCATCACCCTGCTGGCGGGCGCCGCCTATCCCGTCGGCGCCGTGCTTGGCCGCATCACCGCCAGCGGCAAACACAAGCTGGCAACTTCGGGCGGCTCAGACGGCGCCCAAACGGCCGCGGCTGTTCTGCTCTACGCGGTCGATGCCTCCGATGCTGATGCCACTGGTATAGTCATCGCGCGCGGCCCAGCCATCGTCTCGAAAGCAGCGCTCGTCTTTGATGCCACCGTCGATGACGTTGCAAAAATTGCCACTAAGCACGGTCAGCTGACTGCGCTGGGCATCATCCCACGCGACACCGCCTGATTGATGGCACGCAGCATCCCGCCTGCGCCGACACATTAGCGTCGATCACCGCCAAACCAAGTTCAGCCCTCATTCCCTCGGAGTAACCCATGACCCTCACCCGTAATCCCTTCGACGCGGGCGGCTATTCGCTCGCAGATATGACGCAGGCCATCAACATCCTGCCCAACCTCTACACCCGCCTTGGCCAGATCGGCCTGTTTCGCTTTGAGGGTGTGTCACAGCGCTCCATTGTGATTGAACAGCGCGAAGGGGTGCTGAGCTTGCTGCCATCGGTGCCCCTTGGTGCGCCCGCCACCGTGGGCACCCGTGAGCAGCGTTCCATGCGATCCTTTGCGCTGCCCTGGATCCCCCATGATGACGTAATCTTGCCCGCAGATATCCAAGGCATGCCCGCGTTGGGCCTCTCGGACACCGCTGACCCGCTGGTCGAGGTGATGAACCGCAAGCTCACGCTGATGCGCCGCAAACATGCCCAGACCCGCGAATACATGGAGATGAATGCCCTGCGCGGTATCGTAAAGGATGGCGCAGGAACCACGCTCTACGACTATTTCACCGAGTTTGGCCTCGAGAAGATCTCGATCGACTTTGTGTTTGGCACTGCTGGCACAAACGTGCAGGGCAAGGTGCGCAGCGTGCTGCGCGCTATGGAGGACAATCTGCTCGGCGAGACCATGACCACCGCTCATGCGCTGGTCAGCTCGGAATTCTTCGACAAGCTGATCAGCCACCCCAAGACAGAGGAAGCCTATAAGTTCTTCTCCGCCACCGGTGGCCAGCCGCTGCGCGAGGACATGCGCCGGGCGTTTCCTTTTGCTGGCATTCTGTTCGAAGAATATAATGGGTCTGTCACGCTCTCGAACGGCACCTCCGAGCGGTTGATCCCCGCGGGTGAAGGGATCGCCTTTCCGCTGGGCACGTTCGACACCTTCACGACTTATGGCGGGCCCGCCAATCTGTTGGAGACCGCCAACACCATCGGCCTGCCGCTTTATGCGCGTCAGATGATTGATGCCAAAGGCCGCTGGATTGATCTGATGACTGAAACCTCGATCCTGCCGGTGAACAAGCGGCCGCGCATGGCGATCCGCCTGCACAGTGGCAATTGATGGATGGCCAGCTTGTCGGTGTTCACTGCTGTGATCGACACACTCTTCGCGGACAACAACATCGCCCGTGATGCGATCTACATCGCGGGCGATGGTCCGACACAACTCGTCCGTATCGTCACACGCCGCGCGGATGACATCACCAGTTTTGGCGACGCGCGCATCTGGTCGGAGACCACCCGCGTGGACCTTCGTGTGGCCGAGGTGGCGACCCCGCGTCCCGGCGATCGCCTTGAGATCGACGGCGACGCCTTCCTTATTCAGGGCGAGCCCACGCGTGATCGCGAACGGCTGGTCTGGACTGTGGATTTGAGGCCCGCATGAAACTCAATGTAACCATCACCCCAAATCTCGCCGCGCTCATGGCCGCAGAAATCAAGGCAGGGGAAAAGGCGGTGACAGCGGCCAT